CATAGAACCTGACTCCTCCTACGTTCTTGTTATAGTATTCCTTCTGGTCTGTTCCCTCTAGCACAGCGGTGAGCACATGGTGCTTCATCTGGTAGTACTGCTCGTAGTAGTGCAGGCCTCGCTTGGTCGTGTACTCTTGTATGATCTCAAACTTAAAGTTTCTCTTCCCGATCTTCTCTATGTCAGCGCACAGTTCCTTGGAGGAAGAGGTGTATACTTTCCAGTTGGAAGGCTTATACCTTTTCCTATGACGCATCTGCCAGTACTGCTTACACCCCACGTACTTCCTCTGGTTCTTCTTGTTGGTGATCAGGTAAACAAAACCAAAGTATTCCTCTGGGTCAGAGACCCGTGTCTTGTCATCTCTAAAAGTCCAGTGCATTTCGTTCATGTCCTCCAGTGCTTGATCGTAGTCTTCTCCAAACCATACTTCATTACAAGTGTAACAGTAACCGTGGCTGTCATAGAAGACAAAACCGTTGTGAGAAGAACAGAACTTACACTCTTGGTAAGATAATATAATAGACTGGTCAGGTCTAGGTGCGGCGCTCAAAAGAAATCCTCCTCTACTCTGGGTTCCCTCTGTACATGCGTGAAGTACTCAGGTCCTCTGGCATAGTTATACTTCCTGAGACCTTGACCATTATTAGAATCTTCCCAGCACTTTGACTTGAAGTCGCAGTACTTACAGTTGAAGCCTAGCTTTCTATTACCTGATGACTCTGTTACCTCTGAGTAGCACCTGGAAGGTGGTAGTTCATGGGGCATGATCTCTTTCAGGTACCCTATTCTTTGCACCGGGTCCACCCTGTCCAGTGGTACCTCTAGTAGGTTGAGACCACCTCCGCTCTTGTCAATGGACAAGAAGTACCCTATCTTTTTCTTCAATGCTTTACCGTAGGAACTTAGCTGGTACATGTAACCAAAGGGATCGTCACCCTTGAGAATGCTCCCGTCCTTAAACTTTTTAAACCCATACGGTGAGGCAGACTTAACATCTACTAACTCCCCGTCTATCAGACAGTCTATGTGACCCTTGACACTACCCACTGTCACTTCTTTCTGACACTCTGTCACCTTGTGCCCTGCCTCTTTGACAAGGAGGAGAACGAAAGCCTCTAGCAGATTACCAAAGCAGAACTTGATCCTTGTATCTGTGCCCAGAGGTTCCTTATCGTACCCGTGGTAATCGTACCAGAGCTTCCTGTCCTCCTTTCCAACAGCTGATAGTCTTAGCTTACCTCTGTTGTCACGGTTAACATCTTCTTCAAAAAAGTTCTCCATCACCTCCTTTATTTCTTCCAGAAAGGTAGCAAGATTAGCCTTGTCTGGTCCCGTACCCTCTTCTAAACGATTGTTGATGTCCACCAGAAGAGAACTAATCTTGCTACCTGTCATCTCCTAGAGACCTTTGTCTTCAGTAGTCTCCGCAGAGAAATCTTCTTCTCCCACGTACCCGCTGTCAACAACGGAGAAGTCTTCCTGCGCTGGGCCGTCGTAAGGTACCAGTTCAAGAACCTGTACAGCGTCGAGGTAGAACACACTCTTACCTGCCCACTGTCCTTCTTCCAGCTGTTTGGCGCGGAAGAGAACATTGACCGTGCTCCCGTTACCAATGGCGGTGCCAGAGATATCTTTCTTGTGTACATCCACAAGGCGAGGTGCCGGGAGGTCCTTACCGTCACGGGTGAAAGCATTCTTCTTGAACTTAAAGAACGGTCCACCGCTGGCATGGTTCTTCTTCTTACCGTCCTTGACAGAGGCCGAGGGGTTCATGCCCTCTATCAGCTTCACTGCTTTCTTGTCAAGCCCCAGGTCAAGGCACCATTCAGTGTCTTCCTTAGAAGTAGTCTGATACTTCTGTGCTGGTGAGGTTGGATCAAGTTTTGCCCAGTAAGCTGTACCTTGTACAATTGGCATGGTCTCAAGCTCCTTTAAGTTTACCCAGAATATTCTGGAATGTTTTGATGTTAAGGTTCATAGCATCTTCTACATAGGTTGTCAATACTTTTTTTCCTTTGCTGGTGATCTCACTGGCTGATAGCTGGTGGTGCATCAGGTCATCTCGCTGTTGTTCAAGGGCCTGCTTCTCCTTTGTTAGCTCTGCTATCCGTGCGTAAGAGTTATACAACTGCGTCGTCACCTCAGATACGTTGTTCTCCAGTATCTTTATCTGCTCATTATTATCCATCTACTTGTTCTCCTCTGGTTTGGTAAGTTTAAATAAAATGTAAGGAGGAAAGTCATCTGTAAAAGGTTCCGACTGTGGTTCTATGAGGATAGAGAGAGACTTCTTCTGGCTCCAAGGAGTGTACCCCTGGTACTCCCAGGTGTAGCCCTTGTCCACTTGCTCTTCTACCTTGTCAAGATACTCTTGGTTATTCAATCCAAATAAGCCCATCACTACCATCAGTGTTATCATAAAGCTACCTCCTACGCTTTGCTTAGTTCTTAGTGTGTCTCTGCCCAGTTGGAACCTACGTTGTACTCGCCTCCCAGTGGGCATTTTAATTTGTAGTATTCTCCTGCTTGCTTGATACTATCTATTCCCATAGTACCTACCATATCTGACAAGGGCTTGTCAACCTCTAACTGCCACTCGTCGTGAACATTTGCAACAAACTTTGCCTTCCCTGCACAAGGCGAAGCCGCCAACTCCTTGTGAAAGATTAGGAGTGCTCTCTTCATCACCACTGCTGCGGCTCCCTGTAACAGGGTGTTAAGTGCAGCGTGCGGTGACCTGATCCACAGTAGCCTACCGTCGAGGCCCCTGAGTACCCCGTCTTTCTCTGCCAGTAGGATAACCCGCTGCCTTTCTCTGTTCAGGGCCGGGGTAGCCTCTAGAAAATTATCTATCAGTGCCTGTCCGGCCTGGGCACTACCCTCCACTATGCTCCCTATCTTGGCAGCACCGGCCCCGTAGAGAAATGCATAGATAAATGTTTTTGCTTGGGAGCGCGAGCTTAGACCTGCTCTCTCTTGGTTAGCTGTGTGTATGTCACCGGAGACCACGATCTCTGTGTACTCTGGATCGTTCATGTAGTGGCACAGCATCCTGAGTTCAATGGAGGATGCATCTATTCCCACAAGATTCTGCTTCCTTGCGTTGGATGGTACCCATAGGCTCCTGCACTCCTCCCCGTAGGGTGAGTAGACAGCTGGCACCTGGGCCATGTTAGGAGATGCGTGCGCCATGCGCCCTGTGATAGTTCTAAGGGTCAGTACCTTACCGTGTACCCTCCCTGTCAGGGGGTGAACGGCGTCTATCCAAGAGTTAATCTGTGCGATCCTCTTCTGGAGCATCATGTACCTTCCAACTATCTGTGCCTCTTCCATGTCAATCTTAGAGAGCACGCCCTCGTCTAGCACGGGGGTACCCAGGTCAGTCTTCTTCACTGGTACCCAACCCTTCTCCATCAGTCGCTCTCCCACCTGCTTACGTGACCCTGGGTTGAAGGGAATATACTTCACCTTGGTCTTCATCTGTACCTTGGTGGGAGGGAACACCTTCTGCATATCTTCCTTTATCTGCACCAGTTCATCGCTCAGTTCTGCCACCAGTATGCAAGCGTTCTCCTGGTCAAGGGCAAAGCCGTTGAGTTCCTGTTCACTTAGTATCATGCGGATGCGGTGCTCTAGCTTGATGGAATCTCCGCTGAACTTGTGTAGTTCTTTGATCAGTACCTTGTATAACTTACAGGTCAGCTTGATGTCCTGCATACAGTACAGCCCCATCTCCTCCGTGTACCCTTGGGAGAAAAGGGAAGGATCAAACTCTACCTTTGGGAAAGAGAGCTTCCTACCCCATGCTTCAAGGGAATGACCTCCTTCTCTGACTGGGTTTGCAAGTTGAGAGAGGACCAGTGTGTCGAGCATCTGCTCTGGTTCAAAACGTATACCCCAAAGAAGATCAAGTATCCGAAAGTCAAACTGAATAGCGTTATGCCCAATAACTTTATCCGCTTGTGCCGCAAGAGTTGTGAAGAGATTTCTTTCTCCCTCGCTGAATAACTTAGAGGTTTCAGTTGTAGTACCATCCTTGTTGTCCTCTACCATTACTGTACCCACGCACCATATGCGGGTAGGGTTAAACCCATCTGTCTCTATGTCTAGGAATAGGCGCTTCATTCGTCACCGTTCCCTTTTTTCCAGGTAAGCTATCGTCACCAGGATGCCCACAATAATGAATATGTATAGGCCTAAAACTAATATGGGAAAGTCAAGCATCATAGTACCTCGTCAAAATCCTCTGTCTCTGCCTCAGTATCTGTAGCAGGGTCGTCTATCTGTGTCAAGCGCCCTGTGTCCCTGTCGTAGTGCAGGTAGCAGGCAGGTCCGGTGAGCCCAGAGAAACGGTTCTTTAGTACACGTATCAGCGTGACGTTCCGTAGGTACAGGTCAGCGTCTTGTCCATTCCTCTCCAAGCCTATGACCATATTGGAAAGTTGGCCGATTCCGGCTGTCCCTCTGAGCTCTGACAAACTGGTTTGACCCCCCTCCTCGTGTGGCTTACCTGCTGGGCGCTTGGAATGACTGACCATGCCTAGCCATATGTCTAGCTCAATGGTCAAGGTCTTGAGCTTGGTGGCGATCTCGTCTAGTGCCTTACGCTCATCGCCTGCGCTCTGATCGCTGACCAGTATGGAGATGTGGTCCAGGAAGATATACTTACACCCGCAGGCGTGGCACATATACTTGATGGTGTCTATGATGGTGTCAATGTCATTGGAACCAAAGGAATCAAAGAACACGTACCTCCCTGTGCCCAGGGTCTCCTGGAAGGAGTCGTCCCATTCCTTCTGGGTGTACTCGGTGGTGGGCAGGTGCAGTGGCTTACCAGCGGAGAGGCTCATCATCCCCCTGGCAGCGTCCTCCAGTGGTTCCTCCAGGAAGAGGAGTCCAATGTTATCCTCGGTGTGCTGTTGTATGTGGAAGGCAAGCTCTCTGAGCACCTGTGTCTTGCCCATGCCAGCCCCACTGGTGATGGTCCACATCTCTCCCTTTCGGATGCCATAGGTCAGGTCTTGGAGGGCTTCCCAGGGGAGTTCTAGTGAGTCAGGGGTGGGTTGGTTAAGCAGGCGGTCCAGGAGGTCCTCTCCCCTGACAATGTTGGCAGGCGTATACCGCTCCGCTGCGTACCAGCGCCGGGTGAAGTCAGCAGAACGGTTCTCCATCAGGTAGTCGGAAGGGTCCTTGCCCTCGTCTAGCGTGACCACCTTGCTCTTATTAGGGAACAGCTTGGACACTTGGTTAGCCGCCTGCGTACCGCTTTCGTCACGGTCAAAGCAGATGACGATCTCCTTGAAGGAGTTGAGGAAGTTGTAGTTGTTCTTGCAGTCCTTCAGTGCGTTCCCTGCCCCGCCCTTGATGGAGACAACAGGGTAGCGTGAGCCTAGCAGCTGGTACGTGGAGAGCGCATCTAGCTCACCCTCCACCACGGTGACGGCCCTGGCAGTGGAAGACCCAAAGACCTGTTGACCAAAGAGAATAGTTTCTTTTGCTGATCCTTCCCACTTGAATGACTTGGCCCTGCCCCTGACCTTGTTGGCCACGTGGCTACCGGCCTTGTCATAGTAGGGGTAGTAGTGGCCTAGTTCTGCACCGTCCTGCACATTGACAGTGACGTTGAATAGTTTGCAGGTCTCTTTGGATATTTTTCTCTTAGTAATATCTGTAAAGGTACCCTTGCTAAGAGAGACACCAGAAGAAAAGTCCTCTGCATTATTCTCTTCTGGTCCCTCCTCCTTATCAGGAGCATCTACTCCGTACTGTTCTAGCATCTCTTGTAACTCCTTTGGTAGTTCATTCCTTCTAAATCTTTTCTTCTCATTCTTACAAGCCTGAGAGAAGCAGAACCCGTGACCGTCAGGGTACAGCGCAAAGGCGTCTGAACTATTACCGCAAGGGCAATGCTGGTGGGTCACCAGTGCTTCGTCTTGTTCAGTATCTTCTAACATACTAAGTCCTCTAGATCAAGAGTAAAATAATAACAACTAGTACCCACCCTGCTGGTGATATTAAGTAACATCCTAAGTCTTTAATAGTGTGTTTAGAATAATCATAATCAGAAGAATTATTCTTATTACTACTCATCATATCCCCCCTGTAGCATAGCTACTATCATCAAAATTACCCCTTGTCAACCCCGTATATTGTCGCACCTGTGCAGTTGTACCCGTGGTGAACCAGGTAGGTGTAGGTGAGTAAGCCCACTTGGCAAAGGATGCCTTCTCCCCTATGTAGTAGTCCCGGTAGGCCTTGACCGCATCACCTGGTACCTTGTACTGGTCAGGCATACACTGTGGTGGCTGTGTGTACTCTGCCCAAATGGATGGGTTCACGGTGACCAAATAGTTTATATTAAAAGGAGGTGTGCTCAGTATTTCTCTGAACTTTTTATCTGTCAGGTGTACCTTGTCATACCTCTTTGTGTATTCATCACAGAGAAACTTGAACAGGTCATAGGTCCACTTGTACTGTAGGGGTGATCCCCTGACCCACTTGGTAGAGGGGTGGTTCAGGTGGGCAGTCTTGTACATACCTTCCTGGTCTGCCACGGTGTCACCGTCTAGCACACGGTGAGCAGTGCAGAGCATCTGTGCTGTCTCCAGTATCATCTTGACGCAGTGCTTGTCACAGTGCATCTCTGCCGCTGTGAGCGGGTCAGGATGGAGAAAAAAGATGTTCATTTTGTATCTCCTCTGAGTCATAATCAGTGATAGATATATACATGATCTCGTTAAGTATTTGTCTGTACTCTTCTTGCGAATACTTGTTAATACTTATATCCTTCATCAGGTCTGTCATTCTAAAGATGTCTGACAGTGATATGCTTTTTTTAAACATCAGTCAATCTATTCCTTTCTCTTTCCAGAACATGCCTGTCCATTTACCCTTGGCCCAGGGTGATAGGCAAGACCAGGTGAAGGACATGTCTGCCCTGTTCTCGTACCATTTGGAGATGTCATATTCTGCCATGTTTTCCAGCGGTGAGTATAGTGTTAGGCTGATCACTTACAGAAGTCCAGTTCAAGTTGTCGCGGGTCACTGGTGGGTACCATGAGTACCTCGTCTGGTAAACCCATCTGACCCTCTGTCTCAACAAAGTTAAGGAAGTCATTGATATCATTGATGCTTACCTCATCCAGTGAGTTGTCAATGTCTGCCACACTGGTCATGTATTGCCATAGATCAGCTGGAATTTTATCGTGGTCCTGGTAGTTGTATAGTTTTAAGTTGCTTGTGCTCATCAGACTTTCACCTCCTCGATGACCCAGGTGTAGTGATCGTGTAGCCATTCCTCCTTACCCTTGGAGACGGGGCTGACCTGTGTAACTGGTTCAGAGGAGAGTGAGGAGATGGGTTTCTCCACCCACTTGACCCACTTCTTGTCAGTTGGGCGGCGCACCCAGTCGGCGCGGGGAGAGTGGAAGGGGCGTATGGTGATCATGTGTATGATCCTCCTTGGTTGGGTTGATGTTAAACGGTGGGCAGTTTATACACTTGCCTAGGTGGAGGTGTCAAGTGAGCAGCTTCGCCTTGTAACGCTCAAGCTGCCAGTAGTAGGCTTTGAAAGGGTGTGCTGTTCATCCACGTGTTGACCTTTCGTGATCTGTCCAGGAGGGACTTGGCCTCGTTATCATTGGTGGCGCTTCGCTTGACAGGGAACTCTTCAGAGTTATGGCTTGAGAAGTAAGTCAGTGCAGAGGCCAAGGCCCAGACGTTGGAGCCTCTGGTGCTCACCTCTGTAAGGTACTGATCTTTCATGCTCTTCTGAATTCTCTCACTCATGCCAGGGAGTGCCTCTATCACTGCCTCTGCCTCTGTGATATGGATGTCAGTGCTAGCCATCACCTGGTACTTGCGAATGTCCATGTGGAAATCTTGCACCACCTTGTCCATGTCCAGGATAAACTGAGACAGATCAAATCCAGAGGTGTGCCTACGGTTTCCCTTGGTGTAGTCACCTGAGATCATGCCGTTGGTGCAGAAGAAATCCAGAAGGCCAGTGACAAAGCCATTGGATGTGCTCCCGTCGTAGCTCTGGATCAGGGCAACAGATAGGGCCACCTCTGTGCTGTGCTTACGTGTCTCAATGGGCATGGCGAAGGCAGGGAAGGTATACTTCCGGGACCTGATAGCTGACCCGTGAGACATGCTGTCAGAGATTTCCATGTCCTTGAACTTCTCATTGGGTAGGGCTTCCAGTAGCATATCCTCTGTTGCCTTGGTGAAGTCCCCCATCTGCGTGACCTTGTACTTCTCACCTACTACACCTGTGGGCAGACCTGTCAAGGTGTTGACCAGTGTCTTGTGCGTGCCTAGCAGGTGTTCGTCTGCCCCTCCCACGTCATGGTACCAGAGGTCCTGTTCCCTGACAGGTGAGAGGAAGGCTTGTGCCTTCTCTGTCTGGTTGTGCTCAGAGAAAAGGTCCTGTGCCACCTTGGCAGTGGGAGAGCGAAAGCTTAGTAATGTGTCGTTCATTGTCAGTGTTTCCTAGTTGATTGTTCTGCTTGTTTGTACTGGGTTAATGGTAGAGGTGTCAAGAACTAATTGCACCTCGGGATCATTTTTTTCTAAGACTTCTATGTCTACGACGTGAGACTCGGTGATGCCTGCCTGGACCTGCGTACCCATGCCTGTTAGCTCATCGTATTCTATGCCAAAGGATATGGCCGCGTCTATCAGCTGCTCTAGGCAATCTTTCAGTGGTATCACCATCCCGTCAGGTGTTTGCACCATGCCACTGGCTGCGTCTACCTTGTCAGGGTCGTCTGGGTCAAAGGGAATCACCAGAGTTGTGGCGGTGACCACCTTATATATCAGAGCTTTACCACTTGCGCCCCTGTTCTTCTTGTCTGCTGCGTCCATGCTCTAGCGTCCTTGGTTGTTGTTAAGTTCTCAGATTTATAATCCACCGCCCTGCCCACCTTGTCAAGCCTCTTGCGTTCACGTTTACGTATGGCCCTTTCCCTGTCTGCTAGGTGGTCGGTTATGAAATCGTGTAAGTGTAGCATTTGCATGGTCAAGGTTCCCCGCCCATGGTGGATCGCTCTGCCTCTGCCGCGTCTATGTCCATTGACAGATCATGGAGAGCGTCGTATGCTTGGTCCACGATCTCTTCTGCGTACATGCTAAGGACCTCGGCGCTAGCCTCCGGGTGAATAGCTGCGAGCCATACCCGGAGGTTATCCCCCAGCGTCTCCGCTATATCTAGGTGCGTGTCCCTTGGCAGCTTGTGCCGTGGGTGTAGCTGGTACTGGTTTATTTGTTGGCGGCAACTCATTGTTCTGTTTCCTTCACTGGTTTGTTAAGTATAAGCACAGGCGGTCGGCTTGCCTCCACCTTTGCCCAGCACTGATAGCACGTATATGCCTTGTGTACTAACACCACCGCTGGGCGCGTGCAAGTGTTACATTTATAAAGTGATTGCATATTCTTAACCTTGCACAAACCCGGAGGTATCTTTCTTTCCTTTACCCTTGGCATATAGTGCAACCACCACACCAGCAGGGTCCAGGAAACGGAGGTCATCCGCATCTCCGTTGATCACGGGGCGGCCCAGGTATGTATGCGGGATTTTGTTTTTATCCCGGAAGACTACCGCTAGATTTGCCTGGTACTTATCGGCAAAGGCCTGCACGTTCCGGGCATAGTCTGGGTTGGCTCCGGAGTAGGACAAAGTGAGGTGATAGTTACTTGGGAGGTCCTTGGCCACCCGGTTAAATACCTTAGTATAATCGTAGAACTGAATAGCCGGGAATTCCCGGATGATATCCAGCCATGACTTGTCCGACGTGCCATTGAGTCGGATGACAGGCTGCACACCTTTACGGGAGCAAGTCCCCGAGAACTTGGTTAGGTCTTGACGCAGGAGCCGCTTGAATTCTTCCGGGTCAGTGAGTAGTAATTTAGTTTTCCGTTCCCGTGACGCGTGTACACTATTGAAAGCGCCGCGACCCGCTGAGACTAGGCAAGGTTCAAAGCACCCTGCTATGACAGAGAACGGACATAGTTCTAACTCAGGGATAAGGTATAGGATACCCGTTAGGTATTCGCTCCCGTCACCCTTGATTGTCTTCGCATTGGTTCCGACGCCTATAAGATTATACTTGGCCATCATCTGGAGCCTTTGGTTGTTTAAGTTGATTTAATTATTACATAGCACATAGCAAAGGTAAAGAGCAATTACTATTTTATTTGTATTCTGTTGATATGCCCCATATCCCTTTGTTTTCACTAGCCTTTTCCCTTGCGCCTGCGAACTGTCCTTCCCGGAGCACCTGCTTGTTCTGCGTTTGTTCTGTTTCGTCTGCGTCCACGTCCTGTTTCTTCCGCGTCCACGTGCTGGAATATAGACGCGGCCCGGCATGAGAACAAAGCAGGAACAAAGCAGAACACAGAACAGAACAGGCACAAAAGCAGAACGCTTGGGCGCACGGGCTCGAGAGCCTGCACCAGCTGGCCAAGTCTGGCAAGGGACAAAATTAATTAATTTAGTGGATTGACAGGTTATCAATAAAGGATCATTGTGTTGATCCAGGCAGCGAGTCTGGGAAACAAACTAGGACTAGAGACAATGAGTAAGTTCACAATCGCGGCCCAGAATTCAGACAAAGCAAACTTGATCACCTTGTTTGCTGGCAACACTGGCGGAGCCTACCAGGTAATGGCGGGCTTGAAGCCTAGTACCCATTTCCTTAAAGTGGAAATAGATAGGAACACCGGAAAGACAATGGATGTGAATACCGCCTCTATTGAAACTACCAGCTGGGGTATCTGGGGTCACCGCTTTGGTCTTACTAAAATGATGGACCATTTCAAAGATCGCGATCTTGACGCGGAGCTTGTGAACTTTGCCATGGCCTCGGCTCCGATCTCAAATGCTTACACCTCAGAAGCAATGGCTATTCTTTCCACTCCGGAAAGTCGGTCGAGCACACATAAAGAAGTACTCTGGCGTGTTCGTACTTTGGTAGACCCTGGCCTGGGCCACCATTCCGCAGGTTTTAAAGGAGCGGAATTAGATATTCCAACCTATCGCGGTAAGAAAATGTTAGTCTCCAGCGTGGTAATTGGTAGGACATTTGGGTTGGACACCACCCAAATGTACACCGGAAAGTTGGGACACTTCAGTCGTAGGGTTGGCAAGTTCAACGGAAACCGGAAACCATGGATTGGACTGGTAGGAGACAATGACACGCTCCAGGCTGAGAAGGTCGCAGCTTGGCAAGCACACAATGCCCGGCCCGATGTCCTCAATAAATTTGAAATCAGCAATGAGTCAGTCATTGCACTGGCCAATGCAGTTCACCGGAGACTAGAAGCCCAGCCGATCCGGACATTGGATACTTTAAACATTTAGAGACGCCGCGCAAATTTGACCTGGGCTGGCAGAAGATCGCTGGTCCGGGTTCTTTTTTTTTAACTCGGAGGGAATAAAGTAGAGGGCTAATCCGTTTACTTAGTATGACCCACATCATACCAAAGACACACCCCATTCGGGAAGCAATGACCGAATCCCACGATAACCAACTCCAAGACCTGGCCGCCCAGCTGACCGATGCAGAACTGGACCGATTGTCCCAGTGGACTGAGTTGGAATGGCAAGCCCTCATCAAGATCCGATAGAACACACAGAATCCCTAGCTAGTCCCACCGGATTGGCTAGGGTTATTTTTTTATCCAAAAATTTTCCCTACGCGTTCCGCTTCGGGGTAAGTTGAAGGAACTCGCTGCGTCGCTCGTAAGTTATGCAAGGAAGTAGATTGAAGGAACTCGCTGGGACGCTCGTATGTTATGCAAGAAGGCACCCTGGGGGACCCAAAGTTTAAGCCATAGTCTTTTATATATGTATGGCACCCCCCGTAAGCGGACCAGTTTTTACCATATCCATAAAATATAAAAAATAAAAGTCGGGGGTATCCTGGCAAGGGTGTTCATAGTATTATAAAAAGAATAGTCTTTTTCCTACTCCTAATAACACATAATATTATTCTTATTACTATTCTCTTAGTATTACATAATAACACATAAGAGTTCTCTGGGGGGGTGTGCTGTAGCAAGGGTATCATGGAAACAAAGACCTTGCAAGGCCCTTTCTAATAAACTATAATAAAAAGATTCTAGAGAGGTGTCTCTCTTAGGCGCGCCAGCGCCACTGTCCAGTAAAGGGGTATTTTAAAAGTGAGCGAAACAGAAGCAGTACTATCTGGAGAAGAACCTAGGCCCAAGGCAAGATCAGAAGCCTATGACCTTACCAAGATGCAGACCAGGTTTGCAGAGGTGTACATAGAGACCAATGATTCTATTCATTCTTTGGTGGAAGCAGGGTACGCCCCTGTGAAGACTCAGGACGGTAGACTGGACCGTACCAGAACAGCCAGAAGAGCACAGCAGTACCTAGCCAATCCCAAGCTCAGAGCCTACATAGAAATCCTCAGAGAAGACGTTGTGGAGAAAGTCTCTTGGAATGCTCAGAAGGTCCTGGACAAAATGTACCAGACCTACATGAGAGCCACAGAGGCAGAGGACTATACCAATGCCAACCGTTCCCTGGAGAACATGGGAAAGCACCTGGGCATGTTCATTGACAAGAAAGAGATCAAACAGAACACCACCACCACGTTCCAGGGAATAGACGAAGCCTTCACTCCAGATGTAGACAGTGATATACAGAGACTGGCCAATATCTCAGGGTACTCTGTGATCAAGGGAGGGAAGGAGTGAACCAAGGAGAAGCTGCTCAAGAAGTCCTTCCACCTCAAGAGCACTTGCTAAAGCTAAGAGAGACCCTCTACCTCCAGGCCATAGAAGCAGCCAGAACAGATTTTTTCTCTTTCACCAAGTTCATTGCACCTTCCCTGGTCCCTGACTTTAAAATAGGAAAACACATAGAAGTAATCTGTAAGAAGCTACAGAAAGTGGTGGACTCACCAGACCCACAGAGACTGATGGTGTTCCTCCCCCCGCGTTCCTCCAAGAGCTTGATCTGTTCTCAACTCTTCCCAGCGTGGTACATAGGAAACTACCCCTCTCACGAAATAATGAGTATCTCTCACTCTGACCAGCTAGCCTCAGACTTCGGCAGAACTGTCAGAGACATCCTGAAGATGCCCCTGTACCAAGAGATATTCCCCGCTGCCACGCTTAGAGAAGATGTCAGAGCAGCTGGTAAATGGAAGACTAAACAGAACGGCATCTATTACGCCGCTGGAGTGCGTTCACAGATTGCAGGTAGGGGAGCACACATTGCACTGATAGACGATGCCATGTCAGAGGAAGACGCTTTCTCAGAGGCAGGCAGAAGGTACATCAAGGAATGGTACCCTTCTGGTCTCAGAACAAGACTGATGCCCAATGGTTCTGTTATCATAATCAACACCCGGTACCACGAAGATGATCTCTGCGGGTGGCTCCTCTCCAACGAAACAGAAGATACAATCCCCTGGGACGTTATCTCTATACCAGCGTGGCTAGACGAGGAATCAGCAGAACTCCTAAACCTACCAGAGGGCTCCTCCTACTTCCCAGAGTGGAAGCCAGACGCGGTACTCAGGCTAGACGAGGCAGAGATCAGGGCCAACAACGGGGGTAAATACTGGCAGGCCTTGTATATGCAGAACCCCTCCCCTGACGAAGGCTCTGCCATCAAGTCTGAATGGTTCCAGAACTGGGACGAGGAAGACCCTCCAGAGTGCGAGCTAATCATTCAAACCTATGACACTGCCTTCTCCACCCGGAGCACAGCTGACTACTCTGTGATCCAGACATGGGGCATCTTTGAGTACCGGACCACTGACCTAGCCGGGAGAGAGTACATGGCCCCTAACATGATCCTCCTGGGAAATGTCAGGGAAAGACTGGAATACCCAGAGCTAAGAAGGACAGCGCAGGACCTCTACGACTCCTACAGACCTGACATCTGTATCATAGAAAAGAAAGCCTCTGGGCAGAGCCTGATACAAGATATGCGTAGGGCAGGTCTCCCCGTGTTGGATTACCTCCCAGACCGTGATAAAGTAGCAAGGGTACACGCGGTTACACCTATACTAGAATCTGGAAGAGTCTGGCTCCCCAGGGGTAAGGACTGGGCCGAAGACCTATTTGCAGAGGCCATACAATTTCCCTATGCCCGTCACGATGACCAAGTAGATGCCATGGCAATGGCCATACACTACCTGAAAGAGTCTTGGTACCTTACGCACCCAGACGATCCCTCCTACGAGGAAGACGAGGACAAACCCAAGAAGAGAACTTACTGGAACTGGAATTAGAAGATTATGACAATATCCAGAGCAAGCATTCCCAGAGAACTAAGAGGTAACAGGCAGAATAAAAGAACAAAAACTGCTACCATAGGTAAGGGAAAGAAGATACTATCAAAGAATACAAGGCGAAGCCGCAAACCCAGTAAGCGAAGCAAGGAAAAGGTCTAGACCATGGCAGTTGAACGTAATCCAATCTTGATGATGGAGCCAGAACTCCAGCAAGAAATGCCCACCTCTAACTTTGACGCAAGAGGAGAAACTCCTTCCATAGAAGCAGAACTACTGGAGGAAAGCATTGTCAACTTTATGCCCACAGAGGACGGGGGCGTAGAGGTAGAGTTCGGAGAGATGGAAGAGATGATGATCTCTGGTCCCATGGGTTCTCACTTTGAAAACCTAGCAGAGTACCTGGACGATGATGACCTAGCTGACATAGGCAACACGGTCCTGGACGGCTACCAGAGTGACAAAGAATCCAGATCAGAGTGGGAGCAAATCTTTGAACGTGGCTTTGACCTCCTTGGTCTCAAGCTAGAAGAAACCACAGAACCTTTTGACGGTGCCTGCACAGCGGTACACCCTCTCCTGATAGAATCAGTTGTCAAGTTTCAGAGCAAAGCCTCTCAAGAACTCTTCCCCTCTGGTGGACCTGTGAAGTCTCAGATCATAGGGGCCTCTACCATTGAGCGCGAAAAACAAGCACAACGTGTCAAGAACTTTATGAACTACCAGCTGACACAGCAGATGCCAGAATACTTTGAAGAGCAAGAACGCCTTCTCTTTCATCTCCCTGTGATGGGGTCTTCCTTTAAGAAAATTTACTATGATCAGCTGATGGAAAGACCAGTGTCAGAGCTAGTACCCGTGGACCACTTCTATGTCTCGTACAATGCCAGAGACCTCAGAACAGCCAGCAGGTACACTCACCTTATCTTCCGTTCAGAGAATGATTTCAGGAAGGACGTTGTCTCTGGCATGTACCGGGACATTGAACTCTCAAAACCTTCTGCTCCTGATCTACCAGAGATGACCCAGAAGATGGACGAGATCATGGGCATTGCCTCCGGGGGCATGGACCTGGAAGACCCCCAGTACGTTCTCCTGGAACAACACTGCTACCTTGACCTCCCAGAACCCTATAATGATCCAGACGGAATAGCCCACCCCTACATTGTAACCATAGAGGAGACCAGTAAGAAGGTTCTCTGTATCACAAGAAACTACAAAGAGGATGACCCCAAGAAAGAAAAGAAGCTGCACTTTATTCACTACAAGTACGTACCGGGGTTTGGTTTTTATGGTCTTGGTCTTATTCACTTCCTGGGTAACTTGACCATGACAGCCACCACTGCCATGCGCTCTCTGATAGACGCAGGACAGTTTGCCAACCTTCCCGGTGGCTTCAAGGCCAGAGGTGTAAGACTGGTGGGGGACAATGAACCAATTGCCCCAGGTGAGTTTAAGGAAGTGGAGAGCACAGGCATTGACCTGAACAAGGCCATTGTAACTCTCCCCTATAAAGAACCTTCTCAGACCCTGATGGGAATGATGCAGTTTGTCATAGGAGCAGGACAGAAGTTTGCAGACTCCACAGAACAGGTGATTGCAGATTCTAAGAACTCTGGACCCGTGGGAACCACCATGGCCCTCCTGGAGGCCTCCTCAAAGTTTTTCTCTGCCATTCACAAGCGGCTACACAAGGCACAGAAGGATGAGTTTGCAGTCCTAGCTCAGATAAACTATGACTACCTACCCGCTGATTACCCTTACGAGGTAGTGGGAGGAGACCAGAAGGTGTTCAAGCAGGACTTTGACGGGAGAATTGACATCATTCCTGTCTCTGACCCCAACATCCCGTCCTCTGCACACCGTATGGCACTGGGTCAACTGGCAATTCAGCTTGCCAGCCAGACCCCTCCTGGTACTTTCAACATGCCTGCGCTCTACAGAGAGGTCCTGACAGCTGCAAACTTCCCAAACCTGGACGAAATCCTACCCCCGGACCAGAAACCAGAGCCAAGGGACCCCCTGGCGGACATAATGGCCGCTACCAAGGGCCTACCCATAGCTGCTTTCCCTGGACAGAACCACGAAGCGCACATTCAGTTCAAAACTTCCTTCCTAAAGGACCCTGCCACGGGGGCAAACCCCATGATGAAGCAGATTGTACCCATAATCAACGCAAATGTCCGAGATCACATGATTATGAAGTACCAAGAGCAGGTTCTGGGCATGGTGGAAGCCTCTGGAGTGGCCAATGACCCCAAAACCACGGAGATGGTCATGGCACAGGCCGCAGAAGAGGTGGCAAACGCCAACGCTGCCATGGGCGTGGCCCAAAGTCCAGAACAACAGATGCTTCTCCTGGAGAAAGAGCGGTTAGAGTTTGACAGAGAGAAGGCGCAGGCCGCAACGCTGAAAGATTCTGCAGACATTGCCCTGAAGCAGCGTGACATGAACCTCAGAGAGAAAGAGAACATGAACGACCTGGTTCTAAACGTGGGCAAGATGGAAACAGAGGAGCGCAGGGACAACCTCAAGGCCCTGGAGAGCGCTGCCAAGCTGGAACTGGAGCGTAACAAGGCAGAAGACAATAGTGAGATCAAGGCAGCGGACACCGCCATGAAATCTCTGCTGGCCATGGCGCAGAAGCAATAAGGAACTTAATAAAATGGTAGAATCTGCTAGAGTAAACAAGCACGTTGGATCAGAACACAGGTTAACAGAGTCTGAAATAATGGACTTGATTGGTCAGAGCCAGGGACTTGTAAAGTCAGAGGAGAAGCTTGTAAAGTCAGAGGATAGGCTCGCTGATACCTATGGTTCTGCTGCTCCTCTTTTTGGCCCCGGCGGTGCTGACACATCTGGAAGAAAAAAAGGACTAGCGGCTACTCCACAGGTACAAGAAGAGGAAGGTTCTATGTTTGATTTTAATATGGACGATATCACAAAGTACGTCTCTAATCTTTTTTCTTCTTCTCCTCCCCCTGCTATTGAAGAGCCAGTTTCTAGAACAAAATCTGTACAAAAACCTACTGGGTCTCCGCACCTAGAAGTAGAGGAAGACGGAGGCCCTCCAGCCGATGATTCTTTTGACGAGGCTATCCTACACACCATCAGGTACTACGAAGGAGCTCCTATACTAAAGGCAAGAAAGCCTGTAGAGGGCGATCCTTATACAGTGGGCTACGGAAGAACCAGAGATGATAAGGGAAACCTTATAAAGAAAGGGGCTAAGATTACAGAGGAACAGGCAGACAGGTACCTTAGAGAAGACGTAAAAAAGCGTATGCCCGAGCTTCGTAAAGCTTATCCTGATTTTAATTCTTACCCTGCGGAAGTACAACAACATATGGCTTCTTCTTACTACAGAGGTACATTGACTCCAAACCACAGCCCTAAGACCAGGAAATTAATCAACGCAGGGAAGTTTAAAGAAGCTGCTGCAGAGCTACTGGATAATAATGAATATAGAAATGCTAAAAAGAATAATAGAGCAGGTATCAGAGAAAGAATGGAAGATACTGCCACTGCTCTTCTAAGCATGGAGCCTGCTAGACAAGCTGCCAGAGGTGGCAGACTGGCCAGTAACCCTAACCCCTACGAACCGAAAGCTATTTAGCATGCCCCTGACCCCTGGTAAAAGTAAGAAAGCCATCACAGCTAACATTAAAAAATTAAGAGGAGAAGGCTACCCACAGGAACAAGCTGTGGCCATTGCCATGTCTACCTCTAAGCAATCTAAAAAGAGACCTTCTAAAAAAAACCGTAGGATGAGCAGATCAAAGACAGTATAATAACTTTACAATGGACATGTTCCAAGAAATTAAAGAAGCTTTTTCTGAGCAGCAGGAAAAATTAAAAGTTTTGCTTGCAACAGGACAGGTGGAAGACTATAACCAATATAAGCAATTGGTGGGGACTATCTCAGGAATTGAGTGGGCTTCCGTAGAACTAGGACGTATTATCAACAATAGAATGGAGAGAGAAGACAGCTATGATTAATCCTCAACTAGGCGGGGCTATTACTAATGATGCGTGGATTACAAAAAATGATGTACCGGACCCAGAGGTTCTTCCAGACCTTCCCGGTTATCATGTTCTTGTCAGACCAACCTCTATCAAAGAAAAAACAAAAGGAGGTATCCTACTACCAGAGAAAGCCAGAGATGATATTGCCTATCTCACCACTGTTGGCAGAGTTCTTAAAGTAGGAACGCTGGCTTACGAAGACTCAGCTAAGTTTCTTGCTGGAGCCTGGTGCAGAGAAGGCGACTACGTCTGCTACCAGAAGCTCACAGGTACCAAGTTTGTCTACAAAGGGGTAAAGCTCCTTCTTATTTTTGATGATCAGGTCCTGATGAGAATCTCTGACCCAGAAGATTTAGACACTACACTTGTATTAGGTAACTAAGTATGGTAATAATATTAGTATGACCTGCGTAATCTTAGTTTCGCAACTATGGAGAAATATAAATGATTGAAGACCAAGAAGAAGTAAAAGAAAACGTAGCAGAAGAGCTAACCGACTGGAACGAAGTTGACGTATCCTCCTCTTCTGAAAAAGAAAAAGTAGAATTTGAGATTGAGGAAGAGAAAGAAGAACCAGTAGCTGCCCAAGAAAAAGAAGCTGCCCCGGTAAAAGAAGAGATTCCTGAACTAGACGGTATTGAGACCAAGGGCGCAGAGAAAAGAATAAGGCAACTGGTCAAGCAGAAGAATGAGCGCGAAGAGCGTATTGCTCAGTTAGAGTCAGAGCGTCAGGGTCTTATTGAAACTGTAAACAACAGAGATAAAAATTCTGTAGACCTCCACAAAAATACTTACGATGCCACAGAGCAACAGCTACAGAAACAAACAGAATTAGCCAAGCAGTCCTATCTAAGTGCCTACGACGCAGGCGATAAAGAAAAGATGCTAGAAGCACAAGAGATTTTAAGTAAATCTCAGCTTGATCTTAACAATGTTGAGCAGAACAGAGGTCAACTTGCTCAGTACGAAAAAACTCTAGTAGACAGAGAACAGAGACAACAACAACAGCTTGTACAGCAGCAACAGGTACAAGCACAGAACCAAGCCCAGTCCACCGAGTACGACCCACAAGCCGTGGAGTGGAGTAAGAAACCAGAGAATAAGTGGTTTGGTTCTGATAACATTATGACTGTGGCGGCTCTTACAATTGACGCACAGCTTAAAGAAGAAGGTTACAATCCAACCTCTGATGATTTTTATTCTGAGGTAGATTCAAGAATGAGACACGAGTTTCCGCATAAGTTTAATCAGGAAGCTCCTGTAAAAAGGAATACTCAACAGGTGGTGGCAGGACAGTCGCGCAGTTCTTCTCCCGGTTCCTCTTCTAAAAAGGTGAAGCTTACTCAAGCAGATGTAAAGTTAGCCCAGAAGTGGAATATCCCTCTTGAGAAATATGCTGCTGAGAAAGCACGGGCAGACCGTGCAGCAGGAGAATATGTACCCATTGGGTAAGAAGTAAGTGCGCGTAACAAAAAAATAAGGAGCGTTTTTAAAGATGAGTAAAGCAAATAGTAGAGCAACAAGCACAAGGGAACTTGAATCAAAAGAATACACGTATCAAGAACCAAATTATCTTGATGTCCCTGCCGTTGTTACAGAAAGATTCACCAATGAAGACATGGTTCTCCGCTGGGTGCGTATCTCCCTCAAAGGTGAAGATGACTATAAGAACGTAGGTAACAAGATGACGCAGGGATGGGTATTTGTAACTCCTGAAGAAATTCCTGAGATGTTACACTCTGCCACTGTTTTAGATACTGGACGCTACACTAACTGCGTTGTACGGGGGGATGTCGCTCTAGCCAAGATGCCCCGAGGCAAAGCAGTTGCCAGAAATGATTATTACGAGGGCAAAGCAAACGACCTTATGGAGGCTGTAAATCAGCAACTTATGTCAGCTTCAAACTCTAAAATGCCCATTTCAAATAGTAGCACTTCAACTGTAACCAAGGGTAGAATGGCACAATTTCAGGCTTAAACACCTACTGTTTATTCTACTCATCTTTAAAAAGGAGAGTGTAGTATGACTGCTACAAAAGCCCTAAACGGTCTCACTCCTTCTCGTAGATACGCTGGTGGTGCTAATACTACGCAGACTCGTAACTACCGTATTGCATCTGGCGCGGCTGGGAGCATCTTCACAGGTGATCTTGTCCATGTCAGAAACGGTGTTGTATCTGTTGTAGGTAATGACTCCGGTGCCTCTGATGCGCCAATTGGTGTATTCATGGGATGTTACTACGAGGAGGACGGTGAGCCACGATGGAGAAGCCATTGGCCCACGGGAACGTCTGCAAGCAATGCTTATGCAATTGTTTGTGATGATCCTCAAGCTACTTTTGAAGTCCAGTGTGACGCCAGTTCTTCTGTTGGCGACATCATGGAGCACAACTTTACGGTTACCCGTGGTGCGGGTTCTACCTTTACTGGACGTTCAGGCTTCGGTCTAGACGTTGCCAGTCGTACCAGTGGTGTAGCTGCAATGTTCCGTATCATTGACTTTGTTGAGACCCCTGGTAACAACATTGACGTGCCTGCGGACCGTGCTTTCCCAGTTGCGGAAGTTCAACTTATCCACCACCAGTTGACTAAAGTGTCATCCGGTGCTTAACCTGAAAGGAGCTTAGATAATGGCTATTAATAGAGCTAGTATTGCCAAGCAGCTTCTGCCAGGTCTTAATGCCGTCTTCGGTATTGAGTACGGAGAAGTTGCCGATGAATACAGTGTTCTTTATGAAGTAGAGAATTCTGACCGTGCGTTTGAAGAAGAAGTCCTCTTCACTGGCTTTGGCGAGGCACCTGTCAAGGGTGAAGGCGCTGCTGTCCAGTATGACAATGCACAAGAAAGTTACACCTCACGTTACACGGCAGAGACCATTGCTTTGGCCTTCTCCGTCACTGAGGAAGCTATGGAAGACAACCTCTATGACACGTTTGCCAAGCTACGTGCCAGAGGGCTTGCTCGTTCCATGGCAAGTACTAAGCAGACGAAAGCTGCTCAGACGTTCAACCAAGGCTTTGCCGCTGCCTTCACGGGTGGTGACGGCCAACCAATGTTCAGTGCCAGCCACCCCACCGTGGGTGATGGTATCCAGAGCAATCTGATTGGTACCACGGGTACGGTTGATCTTTCTGAAGCTGCTCTAGAAACTGCTTTGGTGTCTATTCAGACGTTGAAAGATGATAGAGGTATCTTAGTAGGAGGCGGCGCGCTTTCTTTGCACGTTGCACCTTCTAATCAGTTCACGGCAGACCGTGTGCTGAACAGCCCTTATCAATCTAATACGGCTGATAACAACATCAACTCCATTAACCACCAGGGTATGCTCCCCAGTGGTTACATGGTGAACAAGCGATTCAGTGACCCTGATGCGTTCTTTATCAGAACGGATGTCCCCAACGGGGCCAAGATGTTCATCAGAGCACCGCTTGCCACCAAGATGGAGCCTGACTTTGACACGGGTAATCTCCGGTTCAAGGCCAGAGAACGCTACAGCTTTGGCTGGTCAGACTGGAGAGGTTTCTTCGGTTCAGCAGGAGCGTAGTTCTTACTACAGTGGAGGGAGCCTAAAAACTTCCTCCACTCCTTTTTCACACATATTTGAATGGTACCCCCAGGGGTGCTGGTCTAGGAAGGACTGTTCACTATGCCTACACATTTTCCCAACGGCGTTTCTAACCAAATAAAAGGTAATCCCCTTTTTAATTACCCTTATATGGACCCCTTTAAATACTACATGTACCACGATGATTTCTTTGAATTTCACAATGGTATCTACACCATAACCACCACTGAGGCAGGAACAGGTTCCGCCACAGAGGCGATCACTTTCGGTGCAGGTGGACAGCTTCTGATAAAGAACGCTGCAGGTGATAATGACTTAGACTTTCTCCAGTTGAAAGGCGAGTCTTTCCTCTGGGATTCTACCAAGAGAATGTTCTTTACGGCTAGGTTTAAAACCAACGATGCTACTCAGTCAGATATTATCATGGGTCTTCAAATCACTGACACAGCCCCTCTGGACGTTACGGATGGTATCTACTTCTTTAAACCAGACGGAGATACTCAACCTGATTTTGTCATTGAGAAAGACAATGATTTTGGCATCTCTATTCTGGAGATGAACGCAATGGCAGACGATACGTTTGTCACCCTCTCTTTTGAATATGATCCTCTGGACGTTGCCACGGGTGGGCCGGTGTTCCGCGCCTATCAAGATGACGTTAAAGTGGGTCAGATTGCAAGTACCGTTAACGCTCCTGATGACGAAGAGCTTACTCTTTCCTTCGGTATTCAGAATGGTGAAGCAGTTGTTAAGACGCTGACCATTGACTTTCTTATGATAGCGGTGGAAAGATAACCCTCTGTTGTTTGGAAAGATATAGAGTTTGATCTATAATAGGGGGAGGATCAGGAAATGGTTCTCCCCTTTTTACTCAGGAGACTAATAGATGAGTACTACAACTAGAATAGCGCATGTCATAGGGGGAGCAGGTGGTAATGGTTTTCTTTGTGATGTACAGACCAGTGTCACCCTCTCTGACACTCGTATCAGAATGTACACCTACGCTGTCACCGTTGCTTCAGAAATTGTCATAGGAGCTTCTAATGGACCTGTTATCAAGCAGCCTGTTTTAGCTGCAAATACTGGTGATAGTATCTATATGCAGGACAGCGGTGTCAGGTGCCTAGGGAATGTCTCTGTTGCTGGCGCAAGTAACGCTGGTAAAATTTATGTTTACTATGGCTAGGAGTTAGACTGTGGATTTTAATTCTCTTGTCAGCATCATCATAGAAACTACTGAGAACGATGGCTCAGAGTTTGTAGGTGCTCTCCCTGCCATGATACAGAGAGCACAGGAGAAGATGCAGAATGATCTGGATGATCAGGGTCTGGTTACCTATGCCAGTGTAGCTGTATCAGCTTCCTCTGCAGAGGTATCTGTACCTGTGGGAGGAGAGATCATCAAGACGTTCTCCATAGAAGTAGGAGGTTCCAGGACACAGCTGAAGCACAGACCCTATGAATACCTGCTGGACTACTGGCCTGTGTCAGCTTCCACTGGTACACCTAGGTACTATGGCTTTAAGACTAACACAGAGATCAGAGTAGCTCCCACGCCTTCTGCCACGGTAGATTCTCAGATAGGTTTTATTGCACAGATTACAACTATTACATCTGCCAGTCCTACAAACTACTTTACCATTCACTGTGAGAACGCGCTGTTCTATTCTTCTATGATAGAGGCTTCTCTCTTTATGAAGAGCTTTAACACAACGGCGGCGTGGCAACAGGAGTACCAAGGTGAAATAGAAAGGCTTAGAAATAGAGCCAGAAGAAGCAGGCAAGATGACATGCAGACAAGTTTCAGCACAGCCGGTGGTCCTAATACACTGGTCAAGGGGAGTGACTAGGAGTGAATAGAAAGATTAAGTTTCAAGAAGGGGGTAGAACTACACCTTATAATCCTATGGGTCACCTGACAAATCCTGAAGAAGCTGAAAAGAGACGGGTAGCAGGAAACAAAGGACGTACACCTGCAAACAAAAAAGGTAAATACTGGTGGTCAGAGTACACAGACCCCTTTACAAAACCTGTTGATAAGTTTCTTTCTGGTGCACTAGGGCCTGCTGCAAAACCTGTACAAGGATTGCTAAGTTTGGGAACTCCTGCAGAAGCTGTAAACAAGGCTTTAGATAAACCTACAGCAGGGAATATAATAGAGGCTGCTGCAGACACTGTTGCTACAGCAGCAGGAGGAAAAGCAATACTTGGTACAGGTAAAGCAGTGAATAAAGCAGGTCGAGCAGTTAAAGCAACACCACCAGTTAGGAGAGAAAACATGGGTAAGTACAGCGTAGCTAAAAGTATATTTGATACAGGTAGAAAGGCTTTCAAAAATACACCAGAGAAGATTAAAGACAATATTAAAGCACAACGGGCCGCACCAACCCGAAAAAAACCAAATAATACAAAGTTTACATCTTCCGGTTCTACACCTAAACCTGCAGCAGCTACACCTACAGCAGCTAAACCTACAGCAGCTAAACCTGCAGCAGCTACACCTACAGCAGCTAAACCTGCAGCAGCTACACCTACAGCAGCTAAACCTACAGCAGCTAAACCTGCAGCAGCTACACCTACAGCAGCTAA